GTTCGGGTCAAGAACCAGAACGTCACGCGAGCGGCTGAAACGGCTAGGTACAATCGTCAACTCACCGAAGTCAGAGACATAAACATCAATAGCAGCTGACAGAGTCTTGTCAGTGATGTCCTTGAACTTGGTAGCGTTACCAGTAAAGGTTGAGATTGTCTGCTTCTGTGAAGATCCACAGATAACAACAGAAGGCTCTGCACCAGCATCCCAGCAGTTAGCGATGACATCCTTCAACAACTGCTCAGTGATTGCTCGCTGAGTGCCGTCAGTAGCGGCTGCGTCAACATAGCCAGCAGTGCCAGAGCCAGAAGTAGTGCCATCAGCACCACCAGTTCCGCGAGAAGCGTTGGTACGCAGGAACGCGGGAAGGCCAGCAGTCTGTCGAGCAGTGCCAGATGCGCCAGCAGAAGCAGCTACGTTGTCACACAGCATCTTCTCCATATCACGCTTGAGCTCCTTGAGCTTGTACGCGATCTGCTTGGCAGTAGTCTGAGCATCGCCTGCGCCTTTGACACTGTTAGCAGTATCAGAGACTTCAACTACCTTGTCAGAGATCTGAGTGTAGTTGGACTGACGGACAGCGTTAGTGGGAGCATCGTTGCCAGGAGCAGCTTCGCCCTCAATTACGCGGTTGGAGCCAGAAGCGGCAGCAAGATCTACAACACCCCACTCAAAGTAGGTGTTGTTTACGTTCTTGCGACCAATAGCAGACATCACCGGAGTTTCGGTGGGCGAGATAGAGATCAGCGCATCTTGGAGATCTTCGCGGATCGTTGAGACGTCATAGGTCTCGTTAGTGTTGGCTGAAACGGCCATGATAAATTCCTCTTACGAAAGTAAATACTTAGCAACGTCATCTACGCTGCCTGACTTTTTCATCCGAGAGGCGGCTGTCTGCCGGGCTTTAGCCTTGCCGGTTCTAGCGGGTCTTTTGGTTCCAGGCTTCACAAAGGGCTTGGCCCCTTCCACCTTCTTGTCAGCTTCACCGCGCTTTGCCACGATCTGATCGTAAAGCATCGCCTTTCTCAGAACCTTAATAGCCCGGTGATCTACCACCTGACCCAGTTCCTCGGCCGTGTAGCCTTCTTTGGCACCATAAGACATCAACTGGTCTCTGAGCTTGCTTGCCTTTTCGGCGTCAGCAAAATCAGGGACAGCGTCTGCTAGTTCCTTCATCTGATCTCGGAGATGCACTTGTAAAGCCGCCTGCATCTGCGCCTCTTGGGCCTGAGCGGCCTGCTGAATTGCATACTGCTGGTTGCTCCACGCCTGCACATCTTCGTCATACTGAACCTTGGCCTCCATATACCCTATCGGATCTTTGTCAAAGAGTTCCCGATTAGGAGGTGTTGGCGCAGCAATCAACTGACCAGACTGCAACTGCGTTAATAGCTCGGAGGTTTTTTGCCTCTCTTCAAGCAATGCAAGGTAAACTCCCTCGGCCTCTTTTTTAGCCGATGCAGCTTCCTGCATTCCCTTCTGGATATAAGCCTGACCGCTGTAGCTTCGCTTGAGGTCTTCAAGGGGTACTTTTACTTCTTGTCCGTCAACTTTGACGGTGAAAAGCTCCTCACGACCGGCATCTTCAGCTTCTTCTGCTTCATCCTCTTCTAGCTCATCCGCATCATCCAGATCATCTGGGTCTTCTGCTTCTGAGGTTTCATCATCTTCATCAGAAAGCTGTAATTCTTCCTGAGTTTCTTCCCGATCATCTTCTGGCTGCTCGGGTGCTTCAATAATCAGTGAAGCGGTTACGGCATCAAGATCGCCGCCATTCAGTTCAGTCGTTTCCACGGTGCTGTCCTTTTGTCTTATTGAGGAGCTTCTCGTCCGTTACATAGGATTGGAGTCGGGCCTCAATCTTTGCTAATGCACAACAGATGTTGTGCGCCTCTTCCCTTCCCTCCGGGCTAGACCCTGAGTTCAGAAAGACGCTTATCTGCTCTTTTCTCAATTCCTCTACCAGTTCCAGGTAGGTGGGATCATTGAGTAGAGCCTTAGCTCGATTCGATCGAACTACGATATCCATTATATCATTTCGTTCTATCTAGGTGCGTTTTGGTTGGCCTTGATTTGGGCGACATCCACCTGAGTGCCGTATTGCCCCAATACCTTAGCCGCATCCACCAGAAGGTCTTGATCCATCTGGTCTCTTTGCAAATCATCTGCCATCGCCAGCTTCTGCTGCTCTAGCTGCAGTTTCGCCATATCCAGCTGGCCCTGCTGTTGTAGCTTAGCCATATCGGCCTGCATCTTGGCCTGGGCCCTAATCTGCTCAGCTGTAACCAATGCCTGCGCCTGAGACGCTGCCGGGTCGCTTTGCTGGCCTGCCTGAGCCTGTTGCGCTTGTTGTGCCTGTTGTAGAAGCATCGCCTCTGTCTGAGGATCCATAGGCATAAAGTGCCGGTCTGCGTTGCGTATACCAGCCAATGCGAGCATATCTGCGAGAGTGTTGCGGATCTGCGTGAGAGTAACCAAACCGTTCTGCGGCCCATATCCCTGCATGATCTGCATCTGAATCTGCAGCGCCTGACCCAGAAGCGCCATCTTTTGGTCTTCTTTCCCTGTGCCGAGGCCCACATTCACAGACAAATCCATGTCCGTATTCCATACCCGTGGGTCAACTGGCACGAACTGGCCTGAGAGGCGCATCATTTCATGGTCTGGGGAGTTCTTAATTACCTCCCTGAGCATGAGCATATACATACGCTTGAGACCGCCTTCGGCTAGGTTTCTAGCGATTACCTCAACTTGACCGGCCGCTGCCTGCATAGTCGCTGCGACAGCCGTTGCGGTAGTGTTCTGAAGGGCGTCAGGGTTAAGGCCCATAGAGGCCCTAGAAACGCCTGTCTTGGCATCTACCTGCTCATCTAGGTACTGGAGTGCCGGGAGCGTTGTTCCCGCTATAAACGGCACTGAGAGGTCTTGTATCGAGCCTGCCTGCTTAACCCGAACAATCGCCCCAATCTCGTTGTTTAGGACGTCATCCATATTCACCAGGTCTTCAATGACCTGCTGGCGTGGGTTGTTGGTTAGGGCCACATTATCGAGGATGCCCCGGAGCATGCTTGTGCAGACGTCCTGATCGTTCATGATCAAGTCAGCCTGCGATCGGCCAAAGAATGCGTGAGGCTCTGGGTCTACCTCAAATACAGCAAACGGCACCTCATCGCATGGCATGAAGTCCAGCATCTTGTAGTTGCCGCCAATGCAAATAACCCGGTGAAGCAGCGGATAACCGTTCCCGTAGGTGTCCATGTGCATATAGCACTCAGTCACCAAGATCGGCCGCATAGAGGGGTCATTTACATTGTCGTCAGTGTAGTCGTTGTAATATCCACGGCGAGCGAACTCTTCCTCTTCTACAAGGGTGTCCTGCTCATCTACGCCCGCGTAATCAATTACCTCATCAAAGTCATACCCCATAGCCATGAGGTCTTTAACTCTCATCTCTCTTCGATGTGCAACGCAGTAGGCGTCATCAATCGCCCGGGCGTTTCGGTCTACAAAGAACTCCTCTGGGGGCACAGACTCAACGCAGAGCTTTCCCTTCCTGCTGATCTTTGCAACCTTAATAGAGTGAATCAGGGACTGCATTTCCATCCCCATTTCATCCATCGTGATCACCATCTCTTCGGAGTGCTCCAGAACCTGGAGGTCTTCCTCTTGAGCGATCATGGCGAACTCGTCATCGCTCAGATCGCTATAAGTGAAGATTTTGGTGTCCTCATAGTCTTCCCAATACACCTTGACTATGCCGGTCTTCTTAACCAGCGCATCTTGGAAGACGTCAGACAGGATCTTAAACCCGTTTGATTCGTTGAACTTCCAGTGCATATATTGGGTGGCCTGCTCAGCCAGACCTATGTCTTCTGGCCCGGTAGGGATGAATTCCACCGGCTTATCCGTAGACATGAATACCCGCATCAGGGACGGCTTAATCGCCCTGATATTGTCTCTTACCTTGGTCGCAACGACCTTTGATCGGCCTTCTTCATAGCCGAGGTCAGTCTTGCCGTCAAAGTATTCCTGAGCCTTTACGCGCTCCGGGCTGATCTCTGACTCAACAAAATCTACAGCATCCTCAATCGCAGTCGCTGCAATGCTTTCGATTTCATCTTGTGTGAGCGGCTTCAGTTCCATTTATTGCATACTCGCCGTTGTGCCTTCAGATACCAAAGGCAGGGAAATTGTTTGTAGCGCCCGGTTTACTATCTGAGCCTGTGCGTCAGATAGCCTTCCGCCCCTCATAGCACTGTCAACCAGCCTCAGCGCCTCTTCAGCAGTCCTCCCTCGCTTCTGGGTAAGTGCCGTAGCGATCTCAGTAAGTATCTGCTGCCGTCTAGAAGCAGCCGCTTGATCAGTCATACCTGTAAGCGCCTGTATTACTTCCTGACCACTAGCCAGAGGCTCGCCTCGCATCAGCCTACCTACCGGGCCAGGCTCCAAGATTTCATCCATCTGCTGGACTAGCTCTTGCCTGATTGCTGTCCTGCTGTTTGGGGCGGTATTTGCAAGCAACTCAAGCGCAGCCCGAGACTGTTGCAGCTGAGTGTTTAGTGTTGCGAACTGCTCTTCTGGCATTATTAGGCGCAGCTTTTGCTGGCTTGACGTTGAGCTTAAATCTCTAAGCAAAGCCCTTGCGGCTTGGACATCTGCGTCAGACCCTGCTGAGATAAAGCCCTTGGCGTTGTCCATGATTTCTCTAATCTGGTTTCTTGCGCCAATCATCAGGGCGTTTATTTCTGTTTCGCTAGCATTCTCAACCGCAGACATTACATCCTCCACGGTTGTTCTATTGCTAAAAATAACGCTTCCGATTCTGCCCGCCTGAACTTCCCGAATGGTGTCTCCGCCGACCTTAACAGCCCTGCCGTATGCTGGGACTGCCTCGCTTACCGCATCCCTCAGCTGGCTAGCAACCTGATTCAACTTGACGCCAACACCCATAGGGTTGCCAAAGTTGTCAGTATTCTTGTACGCCTCGTTCTGAAGCGCCTGCTTAATAAAGTCTAGCTGGATTACGTTAGGCTGCTCCTCAAATACTACCCTGCCATTAGGTAGTATCCGGGCCTTGATTTGACGATCAGTGTAGCCCTCAAGCTGCATCAGATCGTTGGCGTCTTTAATAGCGCCTCTAACCCTGTCTTGGGGTATTCGGGCTATAACCGCCTCAATCTTATCTCCAGCCTCAGAGGTGTAATCAATCGGGCTTCTGTACGCTTCATCGTAAAGCTCATTTCTTTGGGCTTGAGTTCTTTGGTACGCCTCATCTCGGACAGTTCTCATGCCTACCGGGGCTTCGCCTAGCGTCTCGTCGAGCGCCTCGCCAAGCAATCCTCGCTGCTGGGTTGCGCGAGACACAACTGCACCTCTACCAACGTCTGCAGCCTCTCCGCCAGTTGCAATTACTGCATCCAGAAGGCTCGCTATTGCAATGTTTGCGTCAGCAATCATCCCTTGATCGCCAGCCCGCCGAATGTTGGCTACAGCCTCATCAATACTTCCATTGCGCTGTACCGTCTGTCCGATAATCATTGCCGCGCCTTTAGACACCCCGAGCTCTTCGGCAATCTTATCTACGGCCTGAGTAAATCCTCTGCGGCCACCTACCCCCTGCGATAGAAGCGCAAATACCCCACTGAGAGGCCCGCCGATTAGGGCTGCAATACCACCCTGTTGCAAGCCCTCTGTACCTCTTTCTATAAGGTCGCCTTCCGCTGCGCCAGCGCCAGATACCGCCGCCTCTACTCCCGCCAGAGCCGCACCTCTCGCCCCTTGCGCCAATACGCCGCCCGTTGCTGCTACACCAGGCATTAAGACTGACGGGCCTAACGCACCAACGCCTCTTGCGGCCATGCTAAGGCCCGGAGCCTCTTCTTCCATAACGCGCTGCGTTGTTTCCATTTGCGTTCTAGCGCCGGGGCTCACCGTCCCGACAGCTTCAGGAATGAACTCGCCAGCAAACGGGATGCCTTGTGATGCTTTAAGAGTTGTCGCTGCAAGGGCCCCTGGGCCTGTCTGCATAGACTGAAGAGCAGACATTTCTTGGCCTATCATTTCGCTTGGCGTTGGGCCTCCAGCAGATTCTTGCCGCATGATTCGCTTGATCTCTTCTTGATCAATACTAGAGAACCTATCTGACACAAACATCAGCCCAGACGCCGTTTGATAAATGCGCCCACCGTCTCGCGTTCTCATTACGAGATTGTCTTGAAGTCTAGCCTCTAGGTTAGACAGCCGAGATGAGGCTTGCGCTTCCGGTATTGGGGTGCCGATCCTGCTAAGGATTTCCTCAGTTGTAGCCATGCAACTTAGCCCACTCTTTTAGGATGTCGCGGTCAGTCATTGACTTACGGGCCTCGCCATAAAACTCACTAAAGGTAATATATTTGCCGTCTTTCTCTATGACGCTGCCGAGTCTAGTTGCGGCTGTATTGAGCTCTCTTGCCAAGGCAACATCGTTCCCCTCCACCTCTTGGTCAAACTCATAACTTCTTTGTGCCGCTAGGGATCCAATAACAGAATCTAGTAGATTTCTTGACTGCATATAATCAAGAATTTTTTGGTTAGACTCATTTTCCTTCCCCAAGCTAATCATATAAGACTCCGCATATCTTTGATCAAAGTCTGTTTGCGGGCCTTTGTTCTGGCGCAGTTCTTCTGCAACCAGCTGAGCAGTTAACGCTCGGATTGTTTCCGCAGACGCCAACTGGGATTCATCTACCGGAACGCCTAGTCTCGCAGCAAAGTTCCTGACAGTTGCCTTGGTGTCTTCAAATGCCCCCGTCTCAACTCCGCTTAACGCTTGGTTAATAAACATCAGCTGGGAATTCTGCCTTCTTGCTGCCGTACCGCGATCTACATATCCGCCCAGCTGCCCTTCAACCGCTTTTACTGTCGCCTCTCCAGCCCCAAAATTGAATGTCGGTGCGGAACCGCCGACCTTAGTAATAGACCTATCAGATGGGTCGCTCGGGTTGGTCTTGACGTTGTAAACGGCGGTTGGGTCATATTGAGTTACACCAGAATCAGCGTTTAGTTGCTCACCTGTCATCTGGCTTGTGGTTGCGGTTCCGCGCTCCTTTAAGAACGCAGCAAAATACTCTTTTGCCAGGCTTGGGTTTTTCTCTACTGCGCTTGCATATGCTTCAGCGTTGCGGCCACCCATCTTCCGAATGGTTTCTGCGGTCACATTACCCTGGCTTTTTAGCAGCCTTGTAGCCTGGGCCGTCTCTAGCTGGCTCTGCATTGCTCTGGCGAATCCAGGGTCTGGATTGAGGCGCATAGAGTTCAGCGCAATAGCAAGCCTTGCCCGCTTCTCATCGTCATCGAGGAAGTTCTGGATTCCGCTGCCTATTCCGCCAAGGATGCCCATCATCCTGTCGCCAAAGCCCTGCGGCTGCGCTGCTGGTGCGGGTGCGGGTGCTGTTGCTGGAGGCTGAGGCCCTCCAAACATTGGATCCATGCCAACGGGGCCCATTTGACCGAATAAACCGTTCATCTTAGCTACCTAGCTTTTTCATCATGTCGAAAATGCCCTGAATGCTTTGCCCGGCATCTTTAATGTTTTGCATTCCTCGCGCTGGGGCAGACTTAATTGCATCCATAAAGCCAAAGTCTTTTTTCAGCTTGGCTAATTCGGCTGCATTTTTTGGGTCATCTGGATCCATGCCCTGAGACCTCATAAAGTCTCTAATCATCATTTCTCGGTCTTGATTTGACACTGGGCCTGCGCCCCCCTGCATTTGAGGTATCGGCAGCTGCATCAGCCCTTGAGCGGGCAACATCGACCTGTCTACATTTGTGGCAGGGCCCATTGGCATCCCCCCACTCTGCTGGGCGGCAACGATCATTTGCATTGGGGTCATCTGTCCGTTCATTACAATACCTTCAGATAGTTCACTCTCAGATAGCCATCAGGGCCTTCTGTAACGGCCTCTGGCATGACTTCACGCAACTCTTGAGCCAGCACACCAATCGTCGGCTGATTGCCTGCAATGCGCTTGCCTTCCTCATTCCAATCCCAGGTGTAGAGGTTGATGCCCTTGTCTGACTTACCGATAGGCTGGATGTTTTCCTTGAGCCTGATGTCTGAAGCCGCGAGCGTGAGGTAATCAATCAACCCCGGGTTTCTTTGTGTTGTCTGCGTCTGCTGACCCGTCTGGGATCCTGCAAACGCCCCGAGAGCAGTTTGTAGAGCCTGCTGGGGTGACCCGGTAAATCCAGCGTACTGCTGGTTAGCCGCGTCAATAATTGCCTGCTGTGCCGCTCTCTCAAGCGCACCCTGCTGAGCTATTGCCTGATTCATTGTGCCGAATGCGCCAAACCCAAGATTGGCGAGGTTTCCTAACTGGCCTGCCGCCTGAAGTTGCTGGCCGGTTGCTGTTAAGCCTGCGCCTTGGTTAGCAAGTGCCGCCTGCAATGCCGCCTGTTGGTTCTGGATCGCGGCCGTGTTGCCAGCCTGGGCCCCGAACTGCGCTGCTGCATTCGCTGCTGCGGCATTCTGCAAGTTGGCTTGCGTGCCCAATGAAGCGTTCTGCAGCGCGGCCACGTTTCCTGCCTGCGCCCCAAACTGTGCAGCTGCGTTCTGAGCCGCCGCATTTTGCAGTGCCGCCACGTTTGCGGCCTGAGCACCAAACTGTGCCGCCTGGCTTCCCAGCTGAGCGTTTTGTAGTCCAGCCACGTTCTGAGCCTGTGCGCCGAACTGAGCCGCTTGATTGAGTGCGGCCTGATTCGCCATTGCCTGCTGGTTTTGTGCGGCAGCTGAGAACTGCGCTGCCTGATTCTGTGCGGCCGCATTCTGGAGTGCAGCAACATTCGCTGCCTGAGCTCCGAATTGAGCCGCCTGATTCGCAGCAGCCTGATTTGCAAGGTTTGCTTGAGTACCAAGCTGGGCGTTCTGTAGGGCTGCTTGAGTGCCGAGTTGAGCATTCTGCAATGCAGCAACATTACCCGCTTGGGCTCCAAACTGAGCGGCTTGGTTTTGTGCCGCCTGATTAGCAAGTTGAGCCTGCTGACCCAATTGAGCGGTTGTAGTCCCCGCCTGTAGAGCCGCTTGCTGGTTGGCAAGGTTGGCCTGCATCCTTGCGGTGATGTCCTGCTGTGCAGCCTGCTGGGCTTGCGTAAAGCCTGCCTGACGCAAACCTGAAGCCGTCCTAGCAGCCTGCTCTGCAAAGGCTCTATTAGTCTCTGCCTGAGCGATAGCCTCGCGTGAACCGCCAAATGCGCCCGCAGCCTGAGCCTGAGCTCCCTGCACGTTCTGCTGCATCTGACGCGCCCTCTCAATATCAGAGAGAGACTGCTGTACTACTTGAGACTCGTAAGGGTTGAAGTATGGGTCTAAACTGGTGCCTGCAAGCTGCCCAGCCGCTACGCGCTCTTCTCGGACAGGGCCAACACCCGTAATCCTTTCTGCGCCATATCCCTGCGCTGCCGCCCTCTCAGCCCTCGCTCGCTCTGCGGCCGCTCTCTCAGCTTCATACCCCCGAGCCTCAGCTAATGCGGCATCATAGCCCTGAGCATCGCCTAATGCGGCCTCAAAACCAGTTGATCCTGCTCGCTCTGCGGCATAGCCCCGAGAACCAGTTCGCGTTGCTTGATAGCCTTGGGCTCCAGCTGACTGTGCCGCCGCGCCTGTTGGCGTATAGCCCTGAGCACTGATCTGCTGCGCTTGGATGTTCATGGGCTGGTATTGCATCGCCTGAGCGGTTCCAATCCCTGCCTGCCTAAATCCAGCTGCTACAGCTTCTGGCAGGCTTCCTGCGGATTGCATGGCATCTACGGCTGTCTGTGCGCCACCTTTGCCTCCAGGTGCTGGTGCTGAAGAGCCAGTAACAACCCCAGTGCCAGTTGATTTCTGAACAGAGCCTAATTGCTGATTGAATAGATCTGTTGGCCCGCCTGCTCCTGCCGCCGCACGACCAGGCCCAGCCTGACCGCCCGACAGATAGTCAAACTCACCGGGCAAAACACCAGTAGAGCCGCCGCCAGTCCCGACCTGACCGCCCGTCATAAAGTCAGTGCCACTGGGCAATGGGCCAGCAAAAGGGATAGCGGGCCCTGCCGATCCAGGAACTGGCGCAGTTGTTGTTTGCTCTTGACCGAAATTAAGCTGGGCCGCAAGGTCTGGATTGTATCCAAATGTGCTTGGATCAAATGTAGATGTTTGCGCCCTTTGAGCACCGCCTTTAGTTCCACCCGCTGGTGTTGTAGCTCCACCGCCAGCCATATTTATCTCCTAAAACGGGAATTGACCGCCGCTGTAGTAACGGCGGATATATTCGGCACGTTGCTCTGGTGTCATATCGGCAAAGTTGCCAGTGCCAATATCTCCAGACCCCATTGGGTCAATAAATTGGCTCGCAATGGCCTGATACTGACCGGGTCGGCGAGTCTTCAGCTCCTCTAGCGCCTGCTCAAACAAGGGCGCGGAGGAGTAACCGCTAACGCCGCCAGCCTCAACCGTCTCTGGCATAGAGAAGTCGCCAGCGCCAGCCATCCCAAACGCTTGCGCCATCGCATTGACGTTAGAGCGAGCAGCCCGGTCAGCCTCGTTAAATGCCGCAACATCAGGGCCAAACTTCGGCACATATCCAATACGCGATATCGCCTCGCCCCTAGCTAGGTTCTTTTTTGCCGCGTCTTCCATCCACTTCGGGATCTCGACCTTAGTGCTTTGGCTACCGCCTTTCCCGCCTGACATAGTTAAATCTCTTTAGTTAAACAAACCATTGTGGGCTTCCAATCAAACGACTCTAGCGCCTTGACCCAGCCCTTCCTTCCAGATAGCGTTAATGCAGAGCATCCTTGTGCCTTGGCCCACCAGATAACGCTCTCATGCATATCAGTCAGTGTTTCTAGCTTTCCCCCAGCTAAAAAGATGTGCAGCACCTTCTTTTTTGGATACAAAAGCATCTCAGTAACGAGACAGCCATCATCCGCAGGCCATAGCTGCATTTGACCTTGAAGTATAGCATAGGCGACGTCGTCATACTCATGCGTACCGCCCGAGAACCTAAGCGCAGCCTCAATCCACGGCTTACATCGTTCTATCTCATTCATCCATGCATCCGGGTGATATTTAGCGTTGTCGATGGTGCTGAAGGGGCAAATGCAGTCGCAGCTGATGCGTCTAGCGTCCCACTTGTACTATCTACCGCCCACATAACCTGGAGGTAATCGCCTGCACTAAAATCTATCTTGGCCGATCGAGACACAACCAATGTCGAGCCGTTTTGGTGCAGTGCATTCCTCATAGTTGCGTCGCTAAGGTCTGCTCCGTTTACTCTCGGCCAGAAGTAAAAGTTCACCGTACTTGATGAGCTTGACGTTATCTGAGCAGAAAACATCACCAGATACTCACCGGCCTCCTCAAAGACAATCTTCGTAGGGTCTGTGCCATCTAATGTAATACCCACATTTCCAGTAGGGGAATCATATTGGATGGCATAAGCCGTATTGACTGCCGCAGCGGTGACGTCTGTAGTCCTAATCAGAGTGGCGTGACCATCTTCCAAAATGATCTGCCTAAATACGCCATTCTTCGATACTACGGGGTACTGGTTCTGCGTGTCCCACATCAGGATCCCGTCTTCCGTTGCAGACTCCCCGGTGCCTTTATGCTCCAGAATAGACCGTATTCGGCCTAGATACTGGACTAGTCGTCTAGCCCATGTCTGCCATGCATAGCCCTGCGGTTGAGGTATGTATTCACTCACCGCCGCCCGCCCGGGATGATATCGAGCCTATTAACGCCTACCCGCCAGTTAGCAAGCCTTTCCCCTTCCACCCTGATGCGGACTTGTCTTCCGGTAAATCTCAGCGATGTAGGGTTAGACATTGAGTAAGGCCCATATGACCGCTCAGTATCGTTAGGATAAAACCGAGTCTTGAATATCGCCTGAACGTCACCCTGAGTCTTCTCGTCAGGGATCATCTCCACCACAGACGCCACCTCATCACCAGACGCCAGCATGATCGGGCCAGACTCTGCAAATGGCGTTAATGAGCCATAGTCAAAGCCGATCTCATGCTCATAGATATGATTATCGGCAGGATCTGCCCACATGGGATGTCGGAACGCGCCGTGATCTACCGCAGCCGTCCTAGCAAGGTTGCCAGTTGACCAGGTATTCTCTGCGTAATTCCAGACAACATATCGGTCATTCTCAGTAGATCCACCGCTGGGATAGAACCACCAGACTTCTGAATACCGAGCGTTTGTTGTGGCGTAGACCTTAGACTGCTGGGATTGGTTAATGTCGCTGAAAACGTAATCAGAGACCTCTGACGGCACCTTTGATACCGCCCCACCGGAGTAGGTGTAGAACGCCTTCCTGCCCATCCATACCGCACCCAGATCGGTAACGGCCGCAGCCTTCCTTGAGATGATGCCGCAGGACGTCCCCACGCGCTCTCTGGAGTAGACATATGGAGGGCCAAGGTAACCCATTACATGGGCGTCAATCGTTGTCAGAATGAGCGTCTGCCCCCTCACACGAACCGCACACATGATGTCGCCAGCCGTCTGGAGCTCAATATCACCCGCCTCGTTTGTGGCAGCTGGAGTCCAGACCGTATTGTTCTCCTTGTCGCACCATTGGACTTTTCGAGGGTTGCCCCCAGCACCTAATGCGAACAGGAATCGCTCCTCGGTAACAATCAGCCCAATACAGTCAATTGGCGCGTTAGTAATCTGCGCTGCCGGTACTGCTGAGTTTAGCTGCCACTCATAGAGCTTGCCATCATCCGGGCTGCAAGCAACCAGATACTGGCCGAATGTATCTAAAGACCATGTTGTGGCTGGCAAGATCGTGAGGTTATCGAGGCGCTCAGTACCGTAGTAGTCCTCGCCATATGGGCCTGCGCTGTAGCCAGTGAACGCAGACGCATCCTCTCGCCCAGCTGTAAACCCTGCCGGGGTAATATCGGCTTGTGCGCCTGACTGAGTATATGCGTAGAGCTTGTCATAAGTACCCGCAGCAAAGCGCCTGGCTGATGTGTTATCAGTCCACGCCAGCATCGCCCGGATCTTATTGGTGGCAGCTGTCTGGGTCTTTTGACGCCAACCGCCAACAGGCCCCATTGTGCCGTCAGTCCAACGGATTAGGTTGGCATCACGCCAACGGTTCTGACTTTGCAGGTCAGTTCCGTTCCGATAGACGCCCGCCTGTATTTGAAGCGGAACAAGCGCCATGTCTTACTCTGGCTTCGTGGGCCAGGTTATTTCGCCGGGGAAACCGTCCTGTGATGGGACGTCACGCAGTGCCTGCCGATACGCAACCATTTCTGCGGATGGCGTCTGCCCAGACTCCAGCGCCTTCAGGCATATCCAATCTGTTTCTGCTAATAACTTATTGCGTTCTGATCGGATGGTTTCAGACAGACCCGCGCTTCTTTCGCTCAGAGCTGCATCAATTTGATCCTGCACGGAAACCAAATTCCCTTGGGCATCCGTATGCTCTTGGAACATATCGTTCTCTGTCCAAGCCCATACCCATTCACCTTGGGCGTTTTGCTCAACACCATCCCTAGTCACAATTTTGTAATCAGAAGATGGAGCGGGTTTCGGGGATGAAAAAACTGGATCAATTTCGAGCAGATCAAATACATTGTCATTCCACGCTCGTGGCAACGACCTGTGACTATTCGCTGCGCGAATCTGCATTTCTGATTGGATTTCTCCGGTCGATCTAATTCGGTATTGAGACATTGTTTCGCCCTTTTACACTGGAAGCGTCATTGTTGAGGTGTGAACGTAGATAGCGATAGCGCCATCTCCACCATGAGAAAAGTTAGGCCCATAGGAGGCTTGGATAAACGTGCCTGCGCCCCCGCCACTGCCAGCCCCTCCGCCCGGAGTTCCGCCGGGTTGGCCCTTGTAGTTGTTTGAGGAGGTTGCTCCTGTCCCGACGTAAGCGTATTCGCTGAGTATTCGATCAGAGCGAGCGCCATTAAAAAGTGTGTATGCCGCACCACCGCCCCCGCCAGACGATTTTGACGTATTAACGGAGTCGCCGCCTTTGCTTTGTGATCCAAAAGTATTTGCGCCTCCACTCCCGCCATATTTGACCGAGCCATTGCCAGCACCGCCGCCGCCAGATTGCGTGCCGATCCCGTCAGATCCGTCAGTAGAGCCGCTTACTCCATCCCAATAAACACCTTTGCCGCCAGCACCGCCATTGCCATCAAACCCACCGGCACCGCCGCCGCCACCGCCGTAATTTTGTTGGCTAGAGGTCTTTCCACCTAACCCACCAGCGCCTCCATCTCCGCCGCCAGTAGTAACGCCGACGGGAGTGTTAGAAAAGCTCCTAGACCCTCCTGTAGAAGCTGGAGATGTCCTTCCCCCGCCGCCGCCTTCTGCAGTTGCAACAAAGGTTCCGTATGTAAGAGTAGTATCTTCGCCGTCATTGGCAGGCCCATCGAATCCTGTCTCACCGTATGCCGTAGGCCCCTGCCCGCCCCTGCCCACTACATAAGTAATTGTATCCCCAGCGGAAACGGGAAGATTTGAAAAGTGCGCTAATCCACCACCCGCACCTCCGTAATATGAAACATTATCAACAGAGCCATAAGGGCCTGCTCCGCCACCGCCAACCAGCACGGCGGAAACGTAAAGCTGGTCATATTCTCCGGGCACATCTGGCACAGTGAATGTTTTGCTGGTTCCATCCGTGTAAGCCAGCAACGTGGGAATCGGCCCCTTGGAATCGCCACTTGTATTAGCAATATCAAAATTGGTAATTGAGTAGCTGTCCGTTTCGTCTATTGAGGTTGTCGGAAATGCACGATCATTACCCCAGCAAATCCGAACGGCCCCCGGCCTCCCAGACGAGTAACTCAACTGGCTTTCATTCATCGGATATGTTTGAGGGCTGGTTACATAATTATCTGTGCCTGTTCCGCCCCCACCAAAACTACCGAACTCATGTCCATATGAACCGGGGTAACCGTAATTTGAAGTTCCGGGCGCGGCTCCACTCGGCCCCTCTCCCCATACTCCTACGCCGCCACCTCTGCGTCTTGCGCCGCCTCCGCCGCCACCTCCGCCAGAGCCAGCAGTGCCATAAACGTATGCGGCGCTAGTATTTCGATATGTTCCTGTACCGCCAGAGCCAGAGTAACCAGCCGCTCCGCCACCGCCCCCGGGATATCCATCGGAGTAAGAGCTTCCCGTTCTGCCGGCACCTCCAAGCTCGCTGTTAGCTACATTGGATCCAGTTCCATCACTTGAAATGAGCTTAGTTGCGCCTCGGTATACGCCTGACTTACCGCCATCTCTACGGTTTGAGGCAGTACCGTCACCAAGCATCCCAACCTTGACCGTTAAGGTTTCTCCGGGGACAACGGTCATTGAGCCATACGCTAACCCGCCGCCATCTCCGCCCGTTGCGTTACGACCAATTTCCCCAGCGCCTACGCAAACAACATGGATTTCTCCAACGCCATCAGGCACGACAAAGCTATAGTCTGTAGTTGGCTCTATGCCACTACCAAATAAATCGGTGCTACTTGTTGAGTCCTGATTATTTAAATTGCTAAAGTCTTTTATATAAAAAGCCGCCTCGCCAGGAGTGGGGTCGAAACCGCCAACACCCGCCGCAGCCTGAATAGCTTTAATTGAAGAGCGGCTCACGCTAAACCCAGCCCTGCTGTAAATCCGTACCAGGTAGTACCACCGTCATGCGTGATGAATACAAAGTAATCCACCGCGCTGGCAGTAGCCGTCAATGTTGGTGCTGTGCCTCCCGGCCAATCTACTGCCGTAGGCCATGTAACCACAAAGCCAGATGCGCTAGCGTCTTGCACCAGCTTCAAGCTAAATGCCGAAACCTTACCGCTAGAGGCCGGGTTGCTGAACGTGAACGTAGTGTTCTCTGTCAGCGTATGGCTGAAGTTAGTGCCATCTTGGAGGTTTACGGTTGTTGCGTTGCTCGTTGATGTAACGGCCGTGTACTCCTCAGAGATGCCGTTATCAAACGTAACCACGCCGTTAGCATCAGCTGTTACAGCTTTGCTGGCTTCACTGGTTCCTAGTGTAGTGATGTCGAGATAATTAATCTCTGCAGCTGTGGCAGTAACGCCGTCGAGGATATTTAGCTCCGCAGCAGTAGATGTTACCCCGTCGAGAATGTTGAGCTCTGCGGCTGTAGAGGTAACGCCGTCTAAAATGTTGAGCTCCGCTACCGTTGCGGTAATCCCGTCCAGCACATTGAGTTCAGCGGCCGTTGATGTAACAGCAACGCCACCAACCTGCCATGAGCCTGCGGTGAGGTTTGGCGCGATCGCCGTAGTCCCGTCCAGCAGGTCATCGAGCGTGTCGAGGTTGGTGTTTAGCTTTGTTCCCCAGGTGTCATCAGATGCGCCGACCTCGGGCTTTGTGAGTCCATATGTAGTGGTAGTTGTGTCGGCCATGCCTAATCGCCCCTATACGATGCTTCTGTCCATGTATCCGTTGGTTGAGTCACCGGGATCCACTTGTATCTAGCGTCTCTTTGAGACACCTCACTGGTTAGAGATTCCGATGCTGAGAAAGGTCTAATTCTAACATATGAGTCAGTCATAGACGCTGTAATCGTTGCTGTAGCCGCCCCTACGGCGCTGAAGTAGCCGTTAGCGACAATTGATACTGCCGAGCTATCCGATACCGTTGGCTGCTGTATTCGCTGCGCTACGGCCGCTGGAGTAGCTGTAGATGTGTCTGCGGCACCGCTTAAGTGTATCCGCTGCCCATCTGCCTGAGCGACTACGGACGTCACGCTTACAGCAACCGGGACTCTCCATAGGTCAGGATCGCCGTATTGGTTGGTGCCGTATGCGCTAGTCCCGTAGCCGGTTCTTAGCCTGTAATCAAACTCTGCGCCACCGTAGACATACTTGCCTACAGCGGTGGCAGATGCGCTTGGCGTAGCGGTAGCCTGGGCCTCCCATACTTGTGGGTAGCCATACTTACCAGCACTGTACGCACCAGTATCATAGCCAGTACGCAGGGCCATCTATTAGTCCAGAGTGATGTCGAGGTCGCCAGTTGGGATGCGGAATACATCACCGTCTGCAATGGTCTTCGCCGTACTCAGCGCGGCATGAACCAGCATATTGCCGCCGGTAGATGCGTCATGTACGCCTATATGGCTTACAGAGCCCCAATTGGCTGTAGCGGCAGGAAACTCTACCGCAGCGGTGTTGCTTGCCGTATCGCCCGTTACAGAGAAGGTGACAGCGGTTCTCGCATACGATCCGCCAGATACCTCAGTTCCTGCAGCGCCGGTATCGGTTGGGTCTGAGGTGAACAGGCCAACGTACCAGGTTGTTGGTCGAGTAACTGAATCCGTAGTCAGCGACCATTGGAGTACAGTTGTCTCAAAAGCATTTACAAAGCTCATTAATAGCTCCTAATTTTGAGTTTTAGCCCAGAGCCACCACTGCGGATTCTACGGCTTTCTGTGTTGATGGATTGGACAGCGTTAGAGTATAGCACAGACCAGACCTGCATCCTCTGATCGTCCTTTAGGTACGGGGCTGATTGCATTAATGACCCGTACAGATATGCGTCTGGATTGCTAGTCAGCAGCCAGTTCGTTGTATTGCTGTCTGACAGTGCCGGGATCGGCTTGTAGTACATCAGTTCAGTCGAATACGTTGTGTCTGGCGTGGGGTAAACCTCAAAGCTCTCGCCAACGATGGCGTAATACTTTGGCTTCCCGGTCGCGCTATTCTCATTGCGGAACTTCAGCATCTCAGCGAGGCTGATCAGTTCAATCTCGGATGACTTGTCATCGTTGACATGGAAGCGGATAGACTCAAGCCAATCAGCTGGCACCTGAGAGAACCGGGTGTCTACCTCGCCCTCTGCCCGCTCAATCATCTTGTGATGGCGGATCTCC